GCTGTCAAAAAAGAAGCTAATACCTATACCGGGGACAAACTCATCGGAATTGGCAACCTTCATAAGTCTAACCTTGTGCCGGTTTTCAAGAGCGATGAGGCAAAAGATCTAGCGTCCATGCGTCGTTAGATAAATAAACTTGTCACGCCTAATGGGTGACGTTTTTTTATACTCGCTTAATAAAAGGAGAATTAAATGTTTTCATATCTTAAACCAGCTGTTGATTCAGTTCAGTACGTCAAAACCACCTTCCTTAACACATTTGTAAAAGAAGAGAATATTAGAGAGCCGTTGCAGGAGTTTGTTGACAAACAAGCCCAATTTGCACGCGATATGCTCCACGTTGGTGATTCGCTTTTAAACGCCTTCACCTCGTACGATTTCTCTAAACTGTACAAAAAAGCTGCTTAAGGAGAACTAACATGAATGCACTTTCCTTACTCAAGGATTTTGAGCGCTCGTTCATTGGCTTTGATCGTGTGTTTAATGAGCTTGCCAATGCGCAATCGGCATTTGTAAAATACATTCCCTCGTATCCCCCTTACAACATTAAAAAGGTTGACGAAAATACCTACACCATTGAGATGGCGGTGGCCGGTTTCGGTAGATCTGATATTGATGTTGAATTAGATGGTGATACGTTAAAGGTTGCCGGTAGAGTGAGTCAAGATGAATCCAACTATCTGTACAAAGGTATCGCCGAACGTGCCTTTGCTCGTCAGTTTAAATTAGCTGACTCTGTGGAAGTAAAAAACGCTACCATGATGAACGGTATGTTGAAGATCACTCTTGAAAATATGATGAAGATGTTACCGGTAAAAAAGATTGAAGTTATTGAAACTGATATTGAGCCCCAGAAGGAGGAGAAAAAGTCTAAGAAACAACTCCTTACCGAAGAGGCTAAATGAAATATATTCTTTCAATATTCGACAGTCTCGTTGACATGATGGATAGGTATAATAGGTACAAAGCTACATGCATGTTATACCCTTATGTGAAAAATAGAAAAGAGTTAGAAGATCTTATTAACGATCTCTACAAGTAGTACAAAGGGGTGGTTCTAGAACCACCCCTTTCTTATAATATGATATTTGCCTGTGTAGGATGAGCCTCGAGGCATTACTAGGAGAGTGGATGTCAAAGTTTTATACCTCTGTTTACCTCAACAAGAGTGAAATACTATTACGAGGCTACGAGGACGGTAAACGTATACAGCATGCCGTACCTTATAAGCCTTACCTGTTTGTTACCTCTCGAGTAAAGAATACAGAATACAAAACCCTTAAAGGGGTCCCCGTCGATAAAATAGAATTTGGAAGCGTGTATGAAGCTCGTGACTATATCAGACGTTATAAGGATGTGGAAGGTCTTGACATTTATGGCCTTACTAACTTTGTTTACACTTTTATTCATGACCATTATCCTGGGGTTATTGATTACGATCCTTCTCTTATTTCTGTGGTCTCTCTTGATATCGAGACCGATTCTACTGGAGGATTCCCAGACATTAGTACTGCTGATAAGCAAATCACTGCCATTACTGTAAGCAAGAAAGGTAAGATGGTTGTGCTTGCTTATGGTGACTTTGATAAAGAAGTATTAGAAGATAGAGACAACATTACTTACCTTAAGTGTAAGGACGAACAAGACTTATTAGAAAAGTTTATTAAGGTATGGCGATCGACGCAATTTATTCCTGATGTGATTACAGGATGGAACGTTGAATTTTTTGACATGCCCTACATTATTAATCGAATCACTCGCATACTTGGTCCTGAGTCGGCCAAAAGACTTTCACCGTGGGGGGTGTTAAGTTCAAGAGAAATTGAGTTAGCCGGTCGTACGTATACCATTCCAGAGATTGTAGGGTTAACTATTTTAGACTACATGCAATTGTATAAAAAGTTTTCCTTTACCATGCAGGAGAGCTATAAACTGGACTACATCTCCTGGGTTGTGTTGGGTAAGCGAAAACTTGACTACGACTCACTTGGATACAGCACTCTGGATGAGTTGTATAAAAACAATCACCAAAAGTACATTGAGTATAATATTCAAGACGTACGACTGGTGGATGAGTTGGAGGATAAGCTTAAGTTTATTGAGCAAGTGTTTGCTCTAGCCTATGATGGGAAGACTAACTATTTAGATACTTTTACTTCTGTACGCTCCTGGGATATGTACATCCACAATGAGTTACTTTCTAAGAAGGTTGTTATTCCACAATTTGATCCTTCTGAGAGGGAAAAAGAAAATCCTATTGAAGGGGCGTATGTAAAGGACCCTGCCGTAGGTATGCATAGGTGGGTTGTATCATTTGACTTAAACAGTCTATACCCCCACCTTATTATGCAGTATAATATCTCCCCGGAGACGTATGTAGGGACTGTTGCCTCCCTTAACGTTAAGGATGGAGTAGATAAAATTATTAATGGTGCACTTAATGACCCGGCATTAAGAAATGAGATGGAGAGTCAGAACATCACTATTGCCGCTACCGGGTGTATGTTTGATAAGGACTATCAAGGCTTTTTACCTCAGATGATGCAGCGCCTGTACGATGATCGAGTCAGGTATAAAAATCAGATGATCGAGGCAAAGAAAAAGTATGAGAAAGAAAAAACATATGAGTTGGAAAAAGAAATTGCAAGATGTCACAACATGCAATTGGCCAAAAAAATTCAGCTCAATTCAGTTTATGGTGCATTAGGAAATAAATTCTTTAGATGGTTTGATGCCAAACTCGCCGAGTCAATTACTAAGTCTGGTCAACTCTCTATTCGCTGGATGGAAAATAACATTAATGAGTACCTTAATAAAGTACTCAAGACAACCAACGAAGATTATGTTATAGCTGTTGATACAGATTCAATGTATATTAGACTGGATAAGTTTGTAGAGAAGACGTGCCCGGGTAAAACTACCGATCAAATTATAAAGTACCTTGACAAAGTCTGTAGTGAGGTATTTGAGCCGTACATTGATAAATGTTACGAAGAATTGTCAGTGTATGTAAATGCTTACGCCCAGAAGATGAAAATGAAGCGGGAGGCAATAGCCGATAAAGGAATATGGACGGCTAAAAAGCGATACATTCTTAACGTCTATAATAACGAAGGCGTTCAGTACTCAGAACCTAAACTAAAAATTATGGGCATTGAGGCCGTTAGAACCTCTACACCAGCCGTAGTTCGTGACTCAATTAAAAAAGCACTCACCATGATCATGACAATGACTGAGGGTGATCTAATTGAATACATTTCTAGTGAACGTGAAAGGTTTAAGACTCTTCCGTTTGAAGATATCGCTTTTCCTAGAGGTTGTAAGGAATTAGACAAGTGGATGGAGAGCGCAAGAGCAATTAAAATATACAAATCCGGTACACCTATTCACGTAAAAGGGGCTATCATTTATAACGATCTCCTGGAACGAGAAAAGCTTACCCATAAGTATATGAAAGTAAATAAGGGTGATAAGATAAAGTTTAGCTACCTTAAGATGCCAAACTTTTTAAACGAGCATGTAATTAGTACTCCGGGTACGTTGCCGGCTGAATTAAACTTACAGCACATCATTGACTATGATACACAATTTGAGAAGTCGTTTCTTGAGCCACTCAAAACTATTTTTGATGTCATCGGCTGGGAGACGGAAAAGAAAAGCACATTAAAGGACTTTTTCGGATGAAACAGGTTTTTAATTTTGATGATAGTAATGACTTTGGATTCTCTGCCGTTAGTGAAGAAGAACTTAAGTCATTAGAAAAAAAACTCCAACAAGAAGTTACTCAAAAAGAGAAAGCTCTTGAGGAGGTAGAAAAGTCATATCAATCTAAACTCGAACAGCTTTACAAAACAGTTATGCCTTTGTTAAACAATCTTGCCAAAGATTCACAAAAGGAATACATCTACTGGCCTGATCGTTCAAAGAAGATGAATGAGTTTATTGAAAGGATTAAGAAAATTGTTGAGTGATGAGTTACCACATATTATAGGCAAATATTAACTTATTAAAAGATATGATAAACTATCTTGCACTAGCAACCGCAATCTTTCTTTCAGTTATTGCTGCCTACTATTCAGTAGCAGGGCTAGCAGCTATTTTTGCTGCTGCCGTCATTCCTATTGTAATAATGGGAGCCTCTTTGGAGCTTGCCAAAGTAGTCGCTGCTTCCTGGGTATATCAAAACTGGAACACAGCACCTAAAGTAATTAAGTATTACTTAGTAGTTTCTGTTGTAGTGTTAATGTTTATTACTAGTCTAGGTACTTTTGGTTTTTTATCTAAAGCACACCTTGATCAAAATTTAGTTGGTGTCGGTACTAATGTTGAACTTAAAATAATTGAGCAGCAAATTCAAAATGAACAAAGGAGAATAGATAATGCTCAAAGATCTCTTATTACTCTTGATAGACTCGTTGATAATGCTAGTACAGAAGCCGCTAGTAAAGTACGTGATCAACAGGCAAGGGAACGTGCCCGTATTCTTAATGAAATTAGTGCTGCGTCTAACAATCTTAAGACACTCAATTCTCAAGCTGCACCCCTTAGAAAAGATTCCGCCAAAATTGCAGCTGAAGTCGGACCTATCAAGTACATCGCAGATCTTATCTATGGAGATCAAGCTGAAGGGGTACTTGAAAAAGCTGTAAGAGCAGTAATTATTTTAATTGTTGCTGTGTTTGATCCTCTTGCAATAGTATTACTAATTGCGGCTAACCACGGCTTAACTAATAACAGTCGGGACCCGGTAGTAGAAAATGTTCTACAAAATATTATTCCGGAGAAAAAACAATCCCGTAAGGAAAAAAACGTTAATATAAAAGAGGTTACAGAAAAAAACGTTAATAGTACTTGGGATCCTAGATTATTAAGACGGTTAGATAAACTAAAACTTCCTAACTGGATTGTTCGAGTCAAGAAGTTGAAAGAAAAACGAGATCCATCTAAAATAGAGATTGACAAAGATAAAATTGTGAGGATGTAATGACACTACCTGATGAAAGATATAGAGCTGTTCTATATACACAACAGTTTTTAATTGATCTTTTAAACCCAAAAACTACACCAGGCGTGCCTCGGGAAATAAGACAGCGGGCTAGTGCTCTCCTTAAACACTACCCAAATAGTTTAGACATGGAAAGAACAAGTGAAAAGATTCCTGAAGTATTTGCTAAAGATTGGACAACAAGGAAAATTAATTATGAATGATTTTGAAGTTCATCCCATTGGAACTGCAATTGAAATTAAACTGTCAAGAGACCTTGCAAGATCTATTGACGAAATTATTAAGCAGTACGGAGAAGTAATTCCACAGCCTGTTCGAGCAGCTTACAACAGACTAAACACACACTACCAATATCAAATGCAGAGTGAAGAACTATGAATGTTTTATCAGTTCCCTTTGTAATAATTTTAGCTCTTCTATTAGTTTTTTCTACTCTTACGAGCCGTTTTTTTGCCATATTATCAGCCTTAATAGCAAACGGGTGTGGGTGGCTTCTAGTAAAAATAAACTCAGATAAATTTTCAATTTTTATTTTTAACTTTCTTTCCTGTTGTGAACTCACCGGTAAAATAAATAGAAAAAAAACCGGAGAGAATGATGAAAAGAAAATTTGACAGATCTAACTCAATAAGATGTATCGAGTATTGGATAAAAAGAGGGTTTACAGAAGATCAGGGAAAGCAAAAAATTTCTGAACTTCAAAAAGCAGCTAATCAAAAAAGAAAACATAAACCTTGTAGTGAAGAAACAAAAGAAAAACTTAGCGTTGCAAACAAAAAAAAACATTATATTAATTATTGGTTGAGTAAATACAATGAGGAAGGAGAAAAGTTGTTTGCAGAATTCAAACAGCAATATAAAAATAGAGGAAAAAAAACAAGCTTACTTCTTAAAGCAAAAAATGTATCCACTAAAGAACGCACTCCTAGATGTAAAGAATTTTGGATAAAGAAAGGTTATAGTCTGCTAGAGGCTAATCAAAAAGTTTCAGAGGTTCAATCTACATTCTCTCTTAAAAAATGTATCGAAAAACATGGTGAGATAGAAGGTAAAAAATTGTGGCAGGACAGACAAGACAGATGGTTAGAATCTATTTCTAAAAAATTGCCTTTGATTAGAGAAAAACAAAAAGCAAACGCACATGTTGGCTTTTATTCAGAAAAAAATATTGGGGATAGTGAGACCTTGCTTTTTTATCTTCTTTTACTAGAAAATTCTGGTGAACGTGTTCTTAAGTATGGTCTTACTAAGCATGAAAATGTGAAAAAAAGATGGGGTGTAAGCAGGGCTAATTTTAATTATACAGTTATCGAATCAAAAAGACTTCCTGCTATTAGAGCAATAGAGCTTGAATGCAAATTAAGGAATCTTTATCGTGATAAATTAAAAAATAATTTTTATAGATTAACAGAAATAATAGACATAAATGAGCTGGAAAATGTTAAATGTTTGATTAATGAGTATACCGGGAGTAATAATGACTGATTTTTTTAGATCACTTGTAGAAGAAATAAAAGACGAAGATACTTCTATTGCTGCTGACGGTGCCGGTAGCGCTGAGTTTGGCGGGTTTATAGACACAGGTAGCTATATGCTTAATGCAGTGCTATCCGGTAGTTTATATGGAGGGGTACCTGATAACAAGATTACTGCTTTCGCTGGGGAATCTGCCACGGGTAAAACTTACTTCGTCCTTGGTGTCGTACGAGCATTCCTCGAAAAGAATCCACAAGGAGGGGTCGTCTATTACGACACAGAAGCAGCGGTAACAAAGTCTATGATGGAAGAGCGTGGTATTGATACTTCACGCGTAATTATTTCAGAACCAGATACTATTCAGAAGTTTAAGACCCATGCGTTAAAAATGATTGACGCATATGAAAAGCAACCTATTGACAAACGTCCACCAATGATGTTCGTATTAGATAGTCTTGGCCTCCTATCGACCAGTAAAGAGATGGAAGATAGTCTGGAAGGTAAAGACACAAGAGACATGACCAAGGCTCAAATCATTAAAGCAGCCTTTCGTGTATTGACTTTAAAGTTAGCTAAAGTCAAGGTGCCCATGCTCGTGACCAATCACGTGTATGATCTTGTAGGAAGTTATGTACCTATGAAGGAGCTCGGAGGTGGAACGGGACTTAAATACGCTGCCAGTACTATTGCAATGCTTACAAAAAAGAAAGAGAAGGATTCTACAGGCGAGGTTGTCGGAAATATTATCCGAGTCAAGATGTATAAATCCAGACTCTCCAAAGAAAACCAAAACGTTGAAGTGTTACTTACTTACGACAAAGGCCTTGACCGATACTACGGACTCTTAGATCTTGCCGAAAAGTATGGTATATTTAAAAAGGTATCTACTCGATACGAATTACCGGGCGGCTCTAAAGTGTTCGGTAAAGAAATTAATACTAATCCAGAAAAGTACTTTACACCTGACGTAATGGAGAAACTTGAAAATGCCGCAAAAGACGAATTCTCGTATGGAGGAATCGGAGGGGGAGATCATAATAGAGATCATCAAGAACTTAGCCAGGAGGTTCCGGCATAACGGTAAAGAGTATTACCACGAGCCACCCGTTTGGCCGTTTACAAGACTACAGCCCCATCAGACTCGTTATCTCATACATAAAGAAATAGAGGGTAAGAAAGAAAAAATTTTTTCTTTAGGGGAGGCATTAATGTGAAGTTTAAAACAACACTTCCAAAGCACGACCTGTTAAATCTTCGATATGCTCTTTCTCTTCATGATGATAAATTTAGTAATTTTTATGACAACTTAGACTTTAATGAACAGCAGTATCTTTTTGCCTTACTTGAAACACACCGCTTTGACATTCTTGATTACGCATTTGAATTAGATTATAAAGGTCCTACAAATGACGTACTTGAAATAATTAATCGTATCAAATAAAATATAATTTTGGAGATATATTATGGCATGGGTTTTAGTAGATACTATTTCACAATACCGTATGCGTTACTTGGTGGAGGTTCCTGATGCTTCTAAGGCGAGCTGGGCCCTTGATACAGTAACTATGGAAGAAGCAAAAGAATTTTCCCAGCATTGGTTAGGTGAAACTAATTACAGTCACAGAATCATAGAAGAAAAAGACGCTCTCGCTTTATATAGAAGTGATAATGGCTACTTAAGTCAATGGAGTGACGAAGAAATTAAAGATGCTGGGTTTACCTTTCTAAAAAAACAAGATGATTGAAATTATTTTAATAGGATTGGTTTCCGGCATTGTGTCAGCTGGAACAGTTATTGCATACTCAAAGTATCTTCAGCATAAACGTCTAATGAAGACAATGGGATACGCCCAAAATATTTTAGAAGAGTTTGAAGAGAGGGTCATTAACGCTAGATTAGAATTCTATGACAACGTTATTCGTGTGTATAATAAGGACACAGATGAATTTTTAGCCCAGGGTAAAAACATAGATGAACTTAACTCTACGTTAAAGCAACGCTTCCCTGACAAGCTGTTTAACATTAAGCAGGAGCAAATAGATCGTGCCGAACAAATCGGAAGGTAAAACATATACGGGTCAGGTTGTAGAAGTACTTCCTAACGGAGACGGTTTAGTAGAACTAGATCCTGAACTTGTAAAAGAATTAGGTTGGCAGGTAGGCGATGAGTTGGATTATCAGACGAAAGATGGTAAAATATACATTACAAACCTAACAAGGAAAAATAATGAAACAAAATGATATTGTGACGTTAAAGTTAGTTTCTGGTGAAGAAATTATTGGACGGCTAGAAGAAAAGACTGCTGACTCGGTAAAGATTTCCAAACCTGTACAGATCGTTGCTTCACAGAAAGGAATGGGATTTGCTCCTCTATGCATTTCCATTGATGATGCATCAACATTTTCTTTCTTACAGATTCATATTCTGTTTATGGCCTTAACTCGTAAAGAATTAGAGGATGCTTACATTAAAGAACGACAGGCATTCAGTTGGCAACAGCACTATGAAAGTAATAATTAATACTGTACACGGCGGTTTTGGGTTATCAGACCACGCTATTAGACGTCTGTTTGAACTTAAGGGCTGGAAGTGTGTCGAAAAAAAATTAAAATATGATATAATTCTTTTTTACAAAGAACACATTTCTAACGACAGTCTTTTTCTAGAACAGGATCTTGAAAGAGATGATCCTGACCTTGTAAAGGTCATAGAGGAAATGGGCATGGAAGCAAATGGAAAATATGCTCAATTAAAGATTATTGATGTACCTAATGACGTAAAATGGCACATTAGTGAATATGATGGACTTGAACGTGTGGCAGAGGATCACCGTA